TTCCGAGCTGGGCAGAAAGCAGTTAAAGAGCTTATTAAAGTAGCTGAGGAAAAGATCATCACTAACACTGAAGATGATGTTTCTGCAGATAGACTTAAGAATGCAGCTGCAACTAAAAAGCTAGCTATATTCGATGCTTTTGAAATACTTTCTAGAATAGACGAAGAAAAAAATATGCTTGAAGATAAACCTGGAGAAACTAAAGAAAAAAGTTTTAAAGGTTTCGCTGAAGGTAGATCAAAGTAATGTACGATCAGTCTTTAGTTAAAGTAATAAAAGACCATATAAAACCTAGTATTATTAAAAAAAATAATAGGTATAAAAAATGGGAGTATGGTTATGATGTTGAAAACGATATTATAATTATAAGTAGAGATGGTACTGTAGGTGATGTTATTGAAATACAAAATCTAAGAATAGCTTTACCTTTAGTTCCAGATAACGTTTACAGTTCTTCTAAAAAAGTTGAAGAACAAATGTGGGTTAAAGAAGAATACCCTAAAGCTTTATCTAAAATAAAAAGTGTATTTGACTGGGAGCGCTATCCTTCTAACTTTAAAGAGCAATGGTATGATTACATTGATACAGAGTTTAAAAGACGTGATGAGGGTTTCTGGTTCTATAACAAAGGTATTTCTACTTATATCACTGGCACTCATTACATGTACTTGCAGTGGAGTAAAATTGATGTTGGCGCAGCCGATTACAGAGAGTCAAATAGGCTTTTCTTTATATTCTGGGAAGCGTGTAAAGCCGACCAGCGTTGTTATGGAATGGCCTACCTCAAGAACAGACGCTCTGGTTTTTCATTCATGGCATCAGGGGAAACTGTTAACATGGCAACAATATCATCTGATTCACGGTTTGGCATATTGTCCAAATCTGGGGCTGATGCTAAAAAGATGTTCACCGATAAAGTTGTACCAATATCACTCAACTACCCATTCTTCTTTAAGCCAATACAAGACGGTATGGACCGTCCAAAAACAGAGCTCGCCTACAGAGTACCAGCGTCGAAGCTTACCAGAAGAAAACTTGATCAAGGTGAAGCACCACAGGAGATCGACGGTCTCGATACCACGATCGACTGGAAGAACACAGGGGACAACTCGTATGACGGTGAAAAGCTCAAGCTCCTCGTACACGACGAATCGGGCAAATGGGAGAGGCCAGACAACATCCTCAACAACTGGCGAGTCACGAAGACGACATTAAGATTAGGTAGTAAAATTGTAGGTAAATGTCTAATGGGTTCCACAAGTAACGCTTTAGACAAAGGTGGTGAAAACTTTAAAAAACTATACTATGCTTCAGACGTTACAAAGAGAAACCGCAATGGACAGACTAGCTCAGGATTATATTCTTTGTTCATACCTATGGAATGGAACTACGAAGGATTCATTGATGCTTATGGATTACCTGTATTCGAAACGCCAAGAGACGCGGTTAAAGACCCGCAAGGCGATCTAATAACAACAGGTGTTATAGAACATTGGGAAAATGAAGTTGATGGTCTTAAAGATGATCAGGACGGTTTAAACGAATACTACCGTCAGTTTCCAAGAACAGAAAAGCACGCATTTAGAGATGAAGCAAAATTATCTTTATTTAATCTAACTAAATTATATGAACAGATAGATTACAATGAAGATGTTAAAAACAAAGTTTTAGTTACACAAGGTAACTTTCAATGGGCTGGTGGTGTTAAAGATACTACAGTTAATTTTTATCCTGAAAAAAATGGTAGATTTCTTGTTTCTTGGATTCCACCTGCAAATCTACAGAATCGTGTAATAATAAAAAATGGAGTTAAATATCCTGGTAATGAACATATCGGTGCTTTTGGTTGTGACTCTTATGATATATCAGGAACTGTAGACAAACAAGGATCTAAAGGATCTTTACACGGTCTAACTAAGTTCAGTATGGAAGACGCTCCATTTAATATGTTTTTCTTAGAATATATATCAAGACCACCAACAGCAGAAATATTCTTTGAAGATGTACTCATGGCATTACATTTTTACGGTATGCCTATACTAGCAGAGAATAACAAACCAAGATTACTATATTACTTAAAGCGTAGAGGTTATAGAAAGTTCTCTATAAATAGACCTGATAAACTTTACAACAAGCTTTCAGTTACAGAAAGAGAAATAGGTGGAATACCTAACTCATCAGAAGATATTAAGCAAGCACACGCTGCTGCTATTGAATCTTACATAGAGAATTATGTAGGTTTAAAAGAAAATGAATATGGAGATATGTATTTCCAAAGAACACTAGAGGATTGGGCTAAGTTCAATATAAACAATAGAACAAAGTTTGATGCAACAATAAGTTCAGGATTAGCTATAATGGCTTGCAATAAAAATAAATATACTCCAGTTCAATTAGTAAAAAAAGATCCAGTTAGTTTAAGCTTCGGCAAATACGACAATACAGGTCATACATCAAAAATAATAAAATAGATGATTTACACTAATGTTAATAGTTCGTTTCCAAGTCAGGTGGTACCAGACGTAGAAAAGAATACTTTAGATTACGGTTATCAAGTTGGTAGAGCCATTGAGAACGAATGGTTCAGAGGTGATCGTGGCTTAGGAGCTGGTGGTCGCTTTGGAAACAATTGGCAGGATTTTCACAGATTAAGATTGTATGCTAGAGGCGAACAGTCTGTAGCTAAATATAAAGATGAATTATCTATTAACGGTGATTTGTCTTATCTTAATTTAGATTGGAAGCCAGTAGCTGTATTATCTAAATTTGTTGATATTGTTGTTAATGGCATGACAGATAAAGGTTATGCTATAAAATCATTTGCATCAGATCCATACGCTATAAAAGAAAGAACTGACTTTGCTTTTAATGCTTTACGTGATATTGAAAACAGAGAAACTATAATGCAGTTAAATGCTGAGACAGGGCAGAACTACTTTGCTACACCTGATCCAGATGATTTACCGCTAAATAAAGAAGAATTAAACTTGTATCTTCAATTAAGCTATAAACAATCTATAGAGATAGCTGAAGAAGAAGTTATATCAAACGTACTTGACTATAACAAGTATGACGAAGTAAAGAAGAGATTAGCTTACGATTTGGTTGTACTAGGTATATCAGCTGTTAAGACTGATTTTAATGTATCTAATGGAGTTACAGTAGATTATGTTGATCCTTCTAGTTTGGTTTATTCTTACACAGAAGATCCTAATTTTGAAGATATATATTATGTAGGTGAAGTTAAAAGCGTAAGTTTAGAAGAAGTTAAAAAACAGTTTCCATACTTAACTGACAGTGAATTAGATGAAATACAGAAATACCCAGGTGATTCTAATTATACTAGAAACTACAGAGGTCAAGACGATAACTACAATAATATACAGGTTCTTTATTTTGAATACAAAACATATAACAATCAAGTATTTAAAATTAAACAAACAGATCAAGGTTTAGAAAAAGCTTTAGAAAAGCCAGGTGATTTTAATCCACCTGAAAACGATAACTTTGAAAGAGTACATAGAGCTATAGAAGTTTTATATAGTGGTGCTAAGATATTAGGTCACGAGAAAATGCTTAAATGGCAACTGTCTGAAAACATGACTAGACCATATAGTGATCAGACTAAAGTTCAAATGAACTATAGTATATCTGCCCCGAGAATGTACAAAGGTCGTATAGAAAGTTTAGTTAGTAAGTGTATCGGGTTTGCTGATATGATTCAATTGACGCACTTGAAGATACAACAGGTATTAGCACGCATGGTGCCAGATGGTGTATTTGTAGATGTAGATGGTCTAGCAGAAGTTGATCTTGGCAATGGTACAAACTACAATCCTCAAGAGGCTTTAAACATGTATTTCCAAACTGGTAGTATAGTTGGTAGATCTAAAACAGTTGATGGTGATATGAATCCTGGCAGAGTACCGATTCAAGAGCTGCAAACATCTTCTGGTATGTCAAAGATACAAGCGCTAACTCAAACGTATCAATACTACTTACAAATGATACGTGATGTAACGGGATTAAATGAAGCTCGTGATGGTAGCCAACCAGATAAAAATGCTTTAGTAGGATTACAGAAACTAGCCGCTGCAGCATCAAACACAGCTACTAAGCACATATTACAATCGTTAATGTATTTAACTATTAGAACTGCAGAAAATATAAGCTTGAGAGTTTCTGACATGTTAAACTTTCCGCTCACTAAAAATGCTTTAATGTCTTCTATAAATCAATTTAACGTTGCCACGTTAGATGAAATAGATAAGTTAAATATGCATGAGTTTGGTATATTTATAGACCTAGAACCAGACGAAGAAGAAAAACAAAAGCTAGAGCAAAATATACAAGTGGCTTTGCAGACAGGTCAAATAGGTTTAGAAGATGCTATTGACATTAGAGAGATAAGCAATATAAAATTAGCTAATCAATATCTTAAGTATAGACAAAAAGTTAAAGCTGAAGAAGCTCAGCAAGCTCAGATGGCTAACATACAAGCGCAAGCGCAAGCTAACGCTCAGACTGCAGAGCAAACTGCTTTAGTTGAAACTCAAAAACAACAAGTATTAACAGAGCAGAAGATGCAACTTGAACAAGCTAAGTCTCAATTTGAAATACAAAAAATGGAGATGGAGGCTAAAATCAAAAAGCAGTTGATGGAGCAAGAGTTTAGCTATAACATTCAGTTAGCTAAATCCAGAGTTGATGCTGAGACTACTAGAGAAAAAGAAATAGAAAATCGTAAAGATGAGCGTGCTAGAATTATAGGTACACAACAATCTGAAATGATCTCGCAAAGACAAAACGATGAATTACCTAAAAACTTCGAGTCTGCTGGTAATGATTCACTTGGAGGATTTGGACTAGAACAATTCGAACCTCGTTAAAAAAAATTTTCAATTATTTAATTATATTATATTATGTCAGAAGAAGTAAAACAAGAAGGGGAATTTAAAATAAAGACTCCTACTAAACCTAAAAACTTAGGTAAAAAAAACGAAGTAACTAAAATTGAAATACCTAAAGAAGGTGTTGAATCTCAGGGAGAAGTAATTCCTGAGGTTACTAAAGTAGAAATAAAAAACGAAGATGCCGTTCAAACACAAGAGACAAATGATAGCAATGCTATTATCGAAGAGTCCAAAGACAGTAGCGACAGCGAAGAAGTGGTTGAAGAAGTACGGACCACCGAAGAAGCAGTAGAATCTCCATTAACTTTAGTTGATGAAGAAGAAGTTAAAGAAACTAAACAAACTGTAGAAAAAGCTGTAGAAGAAACACAGCAAACGGGTAAACCGTTACCGGAAAATATTGAAAAGCTAGTTTCGTTCATGGAAGAAACTGGTGGTACAGTCGCTGATTACGTGCGGCTTAACGCAGACTACTCTAATGTAGATAACAATACATTAGTTAGAGAATATTATAAACAAACACGCCCGCATCTTGATCATGAAGATGTAAGTCTTTTATTAGAAGACTTTGATTATGATGAAGAGTTAGACGAGGATAAAGATATACGCAAAAAGAAAATTGCGTTTAAAGAAGAAGTTGGGAAAGCCAAAAGCTTTTTGGAAGGACTAAAGGGTAAGTATTACGATGAGATCAAGTTGAGACCAGGCGTAACCCAAGAACAACAACAAGCTGTAGACTTTTTCAATCGCTATAGTGAAGAGCAAGCACAAGCAAAGAAAGTTAATGAGGATTTTTTAAACAAAACATCTAGTTATTTTTCAAATGATTTCAAAGGTTTTGATTTTAATGTTGGAGATAAAAAGTTTAGATATGGTGTAAAGAATCCAGATCAGGTAGCTAAAGAGCAAAACGACATAAGTAATTTCATCAAGACGTTCTTGAATGATAAAGGAGAAGTTGTTGACGCACCAGGTTACCACAAAGCTATCTATGCTGCTAAAAATGTTGATACTATTGCTAACCATTTCTATGAGCAAGGAAAAGCTGACGCTGTTAAAAACGTTATGGCTAAGTCGAAAAACATCTCGACAGAACCAAGACAATCAGCACAAGGTGAAGTATTTGTTAATGGACTTAAAGTTAAAGCTATTAGTGGTGTTGACTCTTCAAAATTAAAAGTTAAAAAAATAACAATCAAAAAATAAAATAAATAATTATGGCTGTAAGTCCTTTATTTGGGCGTATTGTCCCAAGTCAATCACAACAATTGCTAGATACTAACTTCCTTTCGTTTAACGGAGGAACTGGTACTGGTGATTCTGATACATTCGCACAACAGTATCTACCTGAGATCTACGAACAAGAAGTAGAGCGTTATGGAAACCGCACGTTATCTGGTTTCTTACGTATGGTAGGAGCTGAAATGCCTATGACTTCTGATCAGGTTATCTGGTCTGAACAAAATCGTTTGCACATCTCTTACGAGGGTTGTACTAATGATCAAACTAATACAATTACTATTCCTGTTGCTGCTGACGTGCAGAACGTTATCTCTCCACAATCTACTATCGTAGCTTTAGATGGTGCTGGTAACGAGCTTAAAGGTGTTGTAACTGCATCTAACCTAACTACTGGTGCACTTACTGTTGCTCCTTACGATGCTACTACAACTGCTGCGCTTGCTACAACTGGAATTAAAATCTTTGTATTTGGTTCTGAATATGCAAAAGGTTCTTCTACACCTAACAACACTGCAGCTACCGCTGCTAATGGGTATGTAAGTGTAGATCCTGCGTTCACTCAATTTTCTAACTCACCAGTTATTATTCGTAATAAATATGTAGTATCTGGTTCTGACACTGCTCAGATCGGTTGGGTTGAGGTTGCTACTGAAGATGGAACTGGAGGATACCTATGGTATCTAAAAGCTGAATCTGAAACTCGCCTACGTTTCGAAGATTATCTTGAAATGAGTGTAGTTGAAGGTGAAAAAGCTGATGACACTTTAGGTGATGGTTCTGCTTTTCACGCTGGCTTTAAAGGTACAGAAGGTTTATTTGCTGCTGTTCAATCTCGTGGTAATGTAGAATCTGGCTTTAACGCTGCTGCTAGTGCACTGG